GTAGATATTGACGCGCTCGCGCGCGCGGTCATCCGAGGGGACTACGGCAACGGGGAAGCACGTAAAAAGGCGCTAGGCTCGAACTACGAAGCCGTACAGAAGCGCGTTAACGAATTGCTTTCGTAACTTGTGAGCGTAACGAGATAATGAAAAATCTTGTTGCGCTTTTCTTTTTCTTGGTGTAAGGTGTTTTTGCCCGATACAAGAAAGGGGGTTAGATTCATGGCAAGCATTGGCAGGAGAATCAAGACCACGCAATGCAACGGTCAGCGTGTCAACGAAGCGGGCGAATTCGAGGATTTCTCCGTTACGTTGTTCGGGGGCTACACACCCGAACGTGCAACCCGAAGGCTGCGACGGGAGTATCACGACACGAGCATCACAATCAATCAAGTAGAGGAAAGCAGCGCATACCACAAGATGAGCATTGAGAAGTTCATCGCCGAATCAGAAAGGGTAGACTAATGGATAACGAAATCGTAAAGAAAGACCAGACGCAGGAAATCCAGGCAGTGAGCATGGTTGAGGGTTACATCAACACGTTCTCCATCGACACCTTGGAGGGAAAAATCGCGACCATCAACGCATACAATTCTGCCGTATCGCTCAAAGATTATGTGGGCGTTGTGCTTCACATCTGCGACGTTATCACGATGCCAGGAATCCGCAAGGCTCGTTCGCTCGACCAGGTGGACACCCATTGCCAGAACACGTATCTAATCGACACCGAGGGCAAGGCTTACTTCTCGCAGTCTGACGGAGTGGCTAAATCAATCAACGTTATTGCCGCTATGATGCCCGATTTCGGGAAGAACGGTGAACTCGGCTATCTTCCCTTGGCATGCACCGAAACGCAGCTTGCCAACGGAAACACATTGAAGCAAATCGTTATTGCATCTTAGAACCGCTTCAATTCCCTTGCTTCAAGGCTGAACCACGATAACGGTTCAGCCTTTTTTTTTCACTCATAGAAAGGTAGGTTATCATGCCGCGCGCTAAGAGGAAATCCGATGAACTATACAACGAGCGCAGGCGCGCGAAGCGTCTTGCCGCGCGTATCGAGAAGCAACAGTTCAGGACGGCGCGCGAGCAGCAGGCGGCGCAAAGCTACGTCGCGAACCTTCGGAAGCAGATTGAACGCACTTATATTTCTAAAGGCGTTGAGGTCGAGGAAGCTTTCAAGGCTGCTAAGGGGCTGAGCATGCAGACGCACCGCGAGGTTCGCACGGCATCGCAGCGGGCGAACGAGATTTTCACGCGCGAAATGAACCTCGCTTCGTCTGGTAACGAAAGCACGCTGGGCGAACGCGGCGAGCAGTACGTTAAAATCTTCTATGCGGCCACGCAGAGCATGTGGGAAGGGCAACCGCTGGAAATGCGCAATAAAGCCATTCTAGCGGCTATGGGAACCGATTCGCTGCGCGAAGCCTTTATGAGCGTTCTATGGCAGAACCGCGCGGCTATAAGAGCCGCTAGGCACGCTGGGGAGCCTATCGGAACGACCGACGAGAACGCTTTCTTCTACGAAGATGCGTTGGACGTGGAGGAATACGGATCGCCCGAATACTTAGATTACGTTTCGCAGGTAACGCGATGACAAGAAGTCGTGATTTCAGGATTGCGGCTTGCTTCGATACGGAGACTACCAATTACGGTAAAGGCGATGAAACAAGGGCTTTCGTATCATGTTACATGTTCAACGACATTCGCGCATGCGACTTGAAAACATACGTACCCGATGAATCGCCAGAGGTCGTAACGTTCATCAGGCATCAGCCGCAGGCAATCGAATACATAGAGTCGCTTGTCGCATGGGGCGATGCGCAGGAGGTAACGCCCATCGTCTGCGCGTACAATCTCATGTTCGACATGCAAACGCTCATGCTTTCGCTAAACGCCGAATTCGATATGGAGACTAACGCGCAGAGTTCAACGAACGTCTATACATTGGATTTGATACGCGACGGCGTGCGCGTCCTTCGATTCTGGGACACATACCATCTAGAGATGCGCGGGCTTGCGGCCATGGGCGAGACATGCGGAATCGCCAAGGCTTCGGGCGATTGGGATTATTCGCTGGTGCGCACGCCCGAAACGGAGTTAACCGCCGAAGAACTGTTCTACGCGAAACGCGATGTGCAGGTTATCCCCGCATACCTCCGCTATCTGCTCGAAGCGAACGAATGGATGAAACCGCAGGATTTGGGGCGCCGCATCCTAACTAAAACGTCGATAGTGAGGCAGATGGCGCAAAAGCAGATAGGCGCCAAGCATTTCAGGAACAGCCACGGGCATAGAATAAGCCTTTTGAAGTCGTTTGAATCAACGTGCATGCGGCAGATGCCGAGAACGTATGAGCAATACGCGTTGCGAAAGGCCGCGTTTCGCGGCGGTTTCACGTTCACGGCGGCGAACACCGCCAGCATGGTGGTTGAAAACGTCGCGTCCCTCGACGTTACCAGCATGCATCACACGTTCATAAACGGGCGCTATATACCGATTGACTTCGAGAAGCGTTCGCCCGACGCGCTGCGAATGGAGGTCGCGCACGTCCTTTCGCGCTCGCTGGATGACGTTCTGCGCGACTATCACAAACCCTTTCTTTTCGCGTTCCATGCCCGCGTGCGCTTTCGCGGGCTTCGTCTGAAAGAAGGTTCATGTTTCGAGAAATGGGGCGTTGCGTTGATTCCCGAAGGAAAGTTCAAAAGAGTTCCAGCGAGAAGGGCGGAATGGGGAGCCGATGAGCGCGCGCGCATCGCCGAACTTCACACGCGCGCGGCTGGCTGGCATGATAGGGCGGTTAATCCAGTGTTCGCATTCGGAAAGCTTATGAGCGCTGACGAATGCACGCTTCACGTCTCGGAATTGGAACTATGGTGCGTTTCGCGCGTCTATTCGTGGGATTCGCTGGAAGTAGTTTTCGGCGAGGGAACGCGCAAATATCGCCGCCCGCCCGATTACGTCACGTTGCAATCTAACCTTCTTTTTGAGACGAAAACGCATGCGAAAGTCATTCACAAGCATTATCGGGAGGGGCAACCGTATCCGTTCGACATTCCAGCGACGATTCCGAACGGGATAGCGGAGCAGTTGCGGGTTGGGGCGTGCAAGGAACGTTTCTTCGAATCGTATTACAATTCGACGGTAAAAGGCATGTTCAACGGGATTTACGGGACGATGGCGCAAGACGTGTTCAAGCCGTCTTACGCGGTCGAGAACGGGGAACTTCACATCGACACCGATACCGTAGTCGATAAAGCGACCTGGGAGGAATTGCAGCCCGACAAATGTAAGGTTCTTTACACATACGGGCTTCGCATCGTAGGTGGCTCGCGTATGCATCTGGTGATAGCGATGGAACTTCTCAATGCCGCGTTGGGCGAACGCGCGCGGGTGACGGGCGGGGATACCGATAGTTTGAAGGTTTCCTGTTCACAGGATGTTACGGACGATGAATTGCAAGATGCGTTGTGCCCGCTTTACGAAGTTTCGCGCAAAGCGATAGACGTTACCATGCGGCAGGTTCGCGAGGATTACCCCGATATGGCTTCGACGCTGGACGGCATCGGGGGTTTTGAAGTCGAATCGTGCGGCAGCGGGACGCGATACGATAAGCACATGGAAGCGTGGAACAAGGCGCGAATATCTTTGAGCGACGGGCATTGCCATATCACATGCGCGGGGCTTTCACGTCCAATCGACGCTTACCACATAGAAACGTGGCTTGACGATATGCTGCGAAAGGGCGTTCCGTTCGAAACGTTAGCACCGTTGGCGCTGGGTTATAATGTGCATGTTTCGCATGACGTTTGCCACGCGCTGCAAAAGCATCAGCCTAGTGCGTCCCATGTGTTCGACCGCGAAATCACGGACTATAAGGGCGTTACGCATCGCGTCACCGCACCCGAAGCCGTGGCGCTTTACGACGCTGGGCGCGAGTTGGGCGAAACGTCGAAGCGAAGCAACCTCGAATGCGTGGCATGCATCAGAAGCCAGGGGCGCGAGGTCGATACGCGGATAAAAAGCATAGAAATAGAGAAGGTAAACGGGGAAATCATACCGAAATTGAAGATAATCACCGCCGAAGGAATAGAGGAACTATGAACGATTACTACGATTGGGGAACGACGCTTTCGTACGACGCGGACGTTACGCAGGTCGTGACGCTTCGAGGAAAGGGAAAGACATACGGGCTTCGAAAGCAGTTCGTGAAAGACTTCTTGAAAGACGAATCGCGCTTCGTTGAGGTGTGCAGGTTCAAAGATGAGATTAGCGACGTGATGGATGGCTATTTCGATAAGCTTATCGAGAAAGAGGAATTCCCGAACCATGTTTTCAAGACGGAGCGGAAGGCCGCTTTCATCGCTAAGAAGCCGAAGGAAGGGGAGAAGCCGCAATGGCATCAGATAGGCTATTTCGTCGCGCTTTCGCAGATGCAGCGTAGCAAGAAGAAAACGTTCCGCAACGTGTATAGAATCGTCCTCGATGAAAGCATCCTAGATTATCACGACAGATACCATGATTACCTACCTAACGAATTCTCGCTGCTCGCAAACGTCGTTGACAGTTGCGCGCGCCAGCGAGCGGGCGAGAAGCGAAAGCACGAGCCGCGCGTTTACCTGCTCGCGAACGCATGCGATTTGATGAACCCTTATTTCATCCGTTACGGCATCAAGGAGGAACCGAAATTCGGTTACTCATGGCATGCGGGAAAAACATTCCTGCTGCATTACGTGGAGCCTGGGGAGGAAGCCGACGAGAAGTTGAACGAAACCGTAAGCGGGCGCATGGTGCGGGGAACAGCCGAAGCGGACGTTATAGCGCGAAACAAGTTCGCGAACGCGAACGCGGATTTCGTGGGGACGAAGCCAGCGCGGGCGAAATTCCAGTTCGGCATACATTACAAGGATGAAACGTTCGGCGTTTGGGTTGACTGGCTAGACGGATATTATTACGTCAACGAGAAGATACCGCGCAACACATCCAATCCGATATACGCGCTAACCGCCCGAGACAACGGAGTTAACTACGTGGCCGCGAAGCGTGCGGATAAGGCGTTGCGCGCCTTCGTGGAACTGTATTACATGGGCGTTGTGCGCTACGAATCGGCGGGCTTGCGGGAAAAGATGATTCACGCGCTTTCGCTTTTCGGCGTTAGATGATAGAATGCATGGCAACGCGAGGTTACGCATGTTGCAGCAAGTAGCGTGATTCGGAACGGCAGCCGTTGATTCGGAACCGACGCGCGGGGTTAATCGCCGACCCTTTTAGCGAATCGTGCGTTCATTGAAACTTCGTGTTAAACTACAGCCGTGTACGCTAAGACAAGCGTACACGGCTTTTTAATTTTCGACCAATCGAAAGGATGTGTAGGCTCATGGACGAAAACGAGCGCGAGCGCGACAACTTGACCGAGAACGAAGCCGAGGAAGTGGAACGCGGCACGATGGACGCGGAGGAATCCCACCGTTACGGCGAGTTCGAGGAACTGCGCGGCCTTATCGAGGGCGTGCGGGACATGCTCGAAGATGTTAAAGACATGGTAGCAAGCGTCAAAGACGGCATGGGAATGTTCGTTGAGAACGGCGCTACCGTCCAGGAAGATACGGCGGGGGACGGCGTGCCCGATGCCGTGGAATTCGACACCGAGGGAAACATCGAGGAATTTGTTTACAATCTGGATGACCTCGATTTGGACATGTAGAAAGGAAGGTGCATAGAATATGGCAGTTAAGAATTCCACTATTCTTGCCAAAGTGTGGCTAAACGGCACCAACGATTATCAGCAGCGCGTGCCCGACCCCACGCAAAGCAACGTTTCGCAGACTATGAAATGCCTGTTCTCGCCCATGAACGGCAATCTTTACAATCAGTTCATCGATAGTTTCGTCAACCTTATCGGGCAACAGCGCGTCAACCAGAGCATCTGGGAAAACCCGCTAACGCCTTTCAAGGGCGCTTCGCTTCAATACGGCTCGACCATCCAGGAGAGCGCGCCGAAATGGATTAAGGCACATTCGTATGACGATGCGGCGGAAGATTTGCTTCGCATGGAACGTCCCGATTTCGCGGTTTGGTACCATTCCATGAACCGCCAGGACAAGTACCCCATCAGCGTAGTTAAGCCAGAGATTCAGCAGGCGTTCCGCGACGAATACGGATTGAACCGCGTTATCAATTCCATTATGAACACGCCCATCAATTCCGATAATTACGATGAATACCTTCTGATGCTCAACTTGATTGCGGAATACGAACATCGTTGGGGCTTCTTCAAACACAACCTTTCGGCGTTCCCGACCGACGAAGCGACGGGAAAGGAACTTCTTACCGCGCTTCGCACTTACGCCGAACTTCTCAAGTTCCCGTCCACGCTTTACAACGCGGCTGACTTGAACGTTCCCGTGTTCGCGAAGCCTAGCGAACTCGTGCTTCTTATCAGCGCTTCGGCTTCCGCGTCCGTGGACGTTAATACGCTTTCGGGCGTGTTCCAGCTTGACAAGGCGGAAATCCAGTATCGTAAAATCGTGGTTCCCGAACTTCCCATCCCCAACGCGGTTGCGCTTCTCACGACGGATGCGTTCTTCGTGTGCAACGATATCGTCTATGAGACTGGCAGTTTTTACGACCCGAACACGCTTTCAACGAAATACATCTTGCACCACTGGGAAATCGTGAGCGCGTCCCCGTTCGTCCCCGCCATCCTGTTCACCACCGATGCGGGCACCGAGATTCCGACCGTTACGCAGACCGTCACGGGATTGCAGCTTAGCGCCGAGCCCGAAACCGTGAAGCCTGGCGAGACGGTGCAGCTTACCCCGACCATCCAAGGTTCGCTTTCGCCCGACGATAACGACGCATTGGCCGTTTCGCCCGACGCTGCGACCTGGAGCGTATCGGCAACCCGCGCCGATACGGGAATTGCGTTGAATTCTCGAACCTACGTCGATAAGTACGGAGTTCTGCACGTTCAGAAATCCAACCTCAAGGCTGGTGACGTTATCACCGTCACGGCAGCCAGCACGTATATCAATCCTTCGGGAACGACTACGGAACGCACCGCGACGGCAACCGTTACCGTCGAATAAACGGCGCGTTCGTGCTATGATGGAAAGCGGCAGGGCAAGCGCCTTGCCGCTTTTCTTATTTCGAAAGGAGGTTTAGCGTTGAACAGATTCCCGCACTTGAACGATACCGCTTTTCCTGGAACGTCGAACATCGACGTTTACCGATACAGAAACACGTTCGATTACAAGCGGTGGGGCGAGAACGTCCGAATAAAGGTGATGCAAGTTCCTTGGGACGGCGTGAACGACGTACCGTATTTCGAAAACGACGAAACGCGCGATGCGTGGATGGATTCGCAGAAGGGCGAAAGCCAGGTTCTCACCAGCGCTATAAACGTTCTTCCAGATAACACCGTTTCGCTACCGTTCCCGTTCGACGTAATGAGCCGCTACAATTACATAATGGTTGAGTTCCCGCCCATGACCAGCGCGGGCGAGCCTTTGGCGTATGAGAACGGGAAAGGCGTTAACAGATTCTTCTTCTTCGTCTACGCGATAGAGCAGAAAGCGGCGAACTGCACGCAATGCATGCTTGAACGTGATGATTGGGTTACGTTCATCAATTCGTGCGAAGCCGAATACCTGATGCTGGAACGCGGGCATGCGCCTATGGCAGCCACCGACGTTGAAACCTATCTATCGAACCCGATTGGGAATAACGCGCTTCTATTAGCCCCCGATGTTAATTACGGAGCCGCTACGAACGTAGGTTCCAGCAACGACGTTGTTTTGAACGACGGCACCATGTACGCATGCATTGCGACCGCTGCGAGCCCGCAGAGCGATTGGGGGAGCAAGGCGAACGACGATTGGACGGTTCCCGCGAATTCCTCTTACAACGTTCAGGGAACGCCAGCATGCTACACGTTCGCACTTCCCGCATCCGAGTTGGCAACGTTCCTAGCCAATGTGGATACATCCGTTCCGCAGTTCAAACGCACGGTTCAGGCCGTTTTCTTCGTATCGGGGAAGCTTCTTTCGCTTGGCGCTTCGTTCACGTTCGCAAACGTCGTATGCCGAACGGTCAACGCGCAGGCTATGAACCTCGATTTGCTAGACATAAACAAGGATTCGTTCGGCTATCCAGAGCGGTACGCCGATATAGCGAAGCTATACACGTACCCTTACAGCCAAATCGAGGTCACGGACGAATCGGGAAACGTAACGCTGGTGATGGTCGAGGACACGACGGGAAAACTGCAATTATCATGTGCCGTATCGCTCGCGTATCCTCTTATAGGCATAGATGCCCATTTGCTGGGCTACGGGGGTGCGCAGCGGCGCACGTTGTCTTTCAGAAACATAGACGCGCGCACCGTAACGGTGCAGGGCGCATGGTACAAAGCGCTCATGCACTGGGACGTTCCCACTTTCGCGGTGATGCAGCGCGCGAGCGTCGAAAACGACTATGCTACGCATTTCGACCGCGAGCAGCAGCGCGTTTCATACGAAAACGCCTACAGCACGGCGGTTGCGAGCGCCAACACGGCCAAGGCGAACGCGGACGCGAGCGCGGACACTGGAAAGGCCAACGCGGACGCGAGCGCCAACACGAGCGTGACCAACACGGCGAACACTGGGCAGGCGCAGACGCAGAACACGGCTTTAGCCGTAGCGGCGAGCACCGCGACCGTGGCACGCTCGAACGAAGCCAGCACGACGATAACGGCGATAGGTAACTCGACTTCCCAGGCCGCGCAGGCATACGACGCTGGATTGCAGCGCGGCGTGCAGGAAGCCGACGCGCAGGCGGTCGCGGCAACGACGCTTACCAACGCGATAGGCAACCTCGCTGGTTCCATCGCTTCGGGCGCTATGAGCGGCGGGGGCATCGGCGCGGCTGCTGGCGCGATAGGCGGCGTTATCAGCGGCGTAACGTCTGGAGTTAACGCGGCTGTCATGCTCAACGCGGCAAGCGAGAAAGTGGAACTATCCATCAGCAACAGCCAAAGCAAGGTAACTTCGCAGAACGATTCGAACAGTTCCACGGTAAACGAATCGACGGATGCGCAGACCGACAACAACGACACGGCTTCGCAGGCCACGACGCAGCAAACGGCGAACAACGTAGCGACCGCGAACACCAACGCAGGCAACAGCGCGAACACCGCCAAGGCAAACGCCACGAGAACGCAGGGAACGGCGAAAGCCAATGCGGCGCGCACGCAAAGCACCAGCATCGGCAACGCGGGCACGAGCCGCGACACGTCCGTTTCGGCGGTTGCAAACCAGATAGCGCAAGCAGGGCTTTCAGCGCCTGGAACTTTCGGCAGCTTTTCGGGCGGTTCGAATGCGGTAACGCGCCCGATGGTCGCAAGCGCGAACGTGCTTACGCAATCGCGCGCGGCAATCGCGCAGGCAGGTGACCAGATGTTGCGGTACGGCTACGCGCTGAACCAGCAATGGCAGGTTTCTTCGTTCTCGCTCATGCCGAAATTCACCTATTGGAAAGCGTCCGAAGCCTGGATTGTTCCAGGAAAAGGCATTATCGAGGGCGCACGGGAGAAGATAAAGCATATATTGGAGAACGGCGTTACAGTCTGGAACGACCCCGACGAGATAGGAAAGGTGAGCATCTATGACAACATCTGATAACGCAATCGGAAGCGAGAGACAGCCGCGCCCGATAGAGGAACTGGCGAAGCTTGACAGCTACCAGGGCATGACCGACGAAGAAATAAACATGGTTATGCAATACCGCCTTGAAATCGCCATCAAGGATTCGGCGTATCAAGCCGCACTTGAATCGCAGCGCAAGACGGAGCAAGCCAAGATAGAATCCTATAGGACGCTTGCGAACCACGCCAAAGAACGTTTGAACGAACTGACCGCAGCCCCGTTGCAACTGGGCATCATCACGGAGGAGGAAGCATGAGCCGACGAAAGAAAAAGAAGGGCATTTCCTTTCATCAAGACCAGTATTGGCAGACAGCGGCATACAACCAGGCGTTGTTCTTCTCGTTCCGCGACCGCATAGTTTCATTGGCGCTATCGCGCTTCAAATGGCTGAACCTTCCCGCGACATGCGATGAACGCTATCTTGAATGGTCGCTTCTAACCGAGGGAAGCGCGACAATAGCGTTTCCTAAGAAACAGCCTGGAATCTTCTACAGCACGCGCGCAGTCTGGCAGGGCGCGCCGAACGTCTACGACAACCCGCGCAGATGGCGAAGCGTCGGAAACAACGGCTGGAATTTCAACGTGAATAGCACGAACGGCGTTTTCATCTGGGATAACAAGACGCGTTACCCGCTTATGCAGCAAATCGACATTTGGGCGCGCGAACTGGTGGACGTGATGCGAACTAAACAGATGAACCGCATGCACCAGCGAATACCTTTCATCCTGACTGGGCCGCAGGAAAAGTATTACGACATGGTGAACCTTTACAAGCAGGTAGCGGGCGGCGAACCCGCCATAATCACGACCGAAGGAATCTCGACAATCGACGTTCAGGCGCTGCAAACGGGGGTTCCCTATCTGGGCGAGGAATTGCAAGCGGAAATGCTCAACATCTGGGCTCAGATTTACGCGCTCATGGGAATTCCTAACCTTCCGTTCAAGGCCGAAAGGCAGATTCAAGACGAGGTGACGAACCTATCAGCGCCGACCGAACTTGCTTTCCTAGACCCGCTGGGATGCCGTCGCGACGCATGCGAGAAGCTTAACGCGCGATTCGGAAAGTACCTAGATGCGCCTATCCAAGTAGTTAAGAACGTCGATTTCGAAAGCGCAAACTATGCGTTCGAACATAAGATAACCGACCAAGTGGCGCAGGGCACGAAATACGCCGATTTGATAGAAGCGAAAAGAGGTGTTGAAGATGAACGCTAACATAGACCCATTCGAGCCGTGCGAGACGTGCCCCGACTGGCACGCGGTAGCGACCATCCAGCTAGGGGAATTGATAGAATGCGGCGTGGTCGATTTCAAAGACCCTTCCTGGCATTGGGACGCATACAGCGAAGAGCAATACGAACGCGTATGCGAGAAGATAACGAATCGCTACTATATGCGCGAGATAGGCGTTATACCGCCTGGGCTTTGGAAGCGCGAGTTCCTACGCAAGATGAACGAGATAATGCCGAAATACAAGCCGCTTTACAAAGCGCTTGAGAACGGCGCGGACATCATGCAGACAGGCGACCAGTACGGCAAGAGCCGCGACATTTTCAGCGAGTTTCCAGCGACCATGCTCGGCGATAATCAGGACTACGCGAGCAACGGGCGCGATAGGGAATACGAGAACGTTACGCAGGGCGATTGGATAGAAAAGGCAACGCAGATAGCCGAGCGGTACAACGATATTGATGTTATGATTCTAAAAGAGATTGAGCCGCTTTTCTCATGCTTGCTCACGATGAGCATGAACGGATACTAAGGAGGTTAGGAAATGAGCAACCAGATATGGCCTATAGTCCCTTACGGAGCGTTCACGCTCGCAACGCCCACGATTCCGAAGTTCTATTGGGACGTTTACAGCCAGGAACAGCGTTGGAAAACGATTTGTTGCGAATTGGGAAAGCTTATCACCTACGCTGACGCAATCGGCGTGCAAGTGAACATCAACACCGACCAAATCAAGAAGCTTTGGGAGGAATTCGAAACGTTCAAGGAATCTGGATTCTTCGACTACTACGCGGAGCAAATCGAAAAATGGATTAACGAGAACATGGAACGCATCATTTCGGAAGCAATTAAAATGGTGTTCTTCGGCCTTACGCCCGATGGGTATTTCTGCGCATATATCCCTAAGTCTTGGGCTGGTATAATGTTCGATACTGGCATGGTTTACGGAGAAGATGACTACGGTTGTCTAATCCTCGAATACTAGAAAAGAGGTAACGAAAAATGGCCGTTTTCACCGACGAGCAAATCAATGAAATCATTTCTATCTTCACGCAGCACATGGGGCATAGGCAATACATCGGGGCGCGTTACGTGCCCATCTTCGGGCGCGTGGGAGAAGATACCATCGAATGGGACGATACGAAACCTTACGAGCCGCTTACAATCGTTCTGAACCAAGGCAATTCCTACACGTCGCGGCAGTACGTGCCCGCAGGAATCGAAATCACGAACAAAGATTTCTGGGCTAACACTGGCAATTACAACGCACAAATCGAGCAATACCGCAAGGAAGTTCAGGCATTTGACGAGCGTATCACGCAGAATACCGAAGATGTGGAGACGCTGAAAACCAATCTTGCAAGCGAAGTCACGGCACGCACCGAAGCCGATACCGCGTTGGGCACGCGCATCGACAACGAAGCTACGGCACGCACCGAAGCCGATACCGCGTTGGGCACGCGCATCGACAACGAAGCTACGGCACGCACCGAAGCCGATAAAAAACTTAACAGCAATCTTGATTTTGCAAATATCGTTCTTATCGGTGATAGTTACCTTCGTGGTGTAGGTACAACGCCTATGCAGGGTTGGGGCTACTATTTCAAACAGCGTTTGGCTTCGACCGCGACCGTTACGGAATTCGGAAATTCAGGCGCGGGATTCATCGCAAATGGTCATACAGACCCGATGAACGGAATGAATTTTTCGGAGCAGGTAAATTATGCGGCAACGCAAGTAAACGCGGCTGATGTTGATTACGTTATTATCGGTGGTGGATGGAACGACAACGGAAACAGCTACACAAGTGTTTTTTACGCTACCGCTTCGTGTGTAGCGAATGCACGCGCTAAGTTCCCCAATGCTAGAATCGTAATCGTATCGCTTTCTAATGAACTGCACTCACAGACTGCGGCATATATCAATGCGAACATTGCGATTGTTAAGGGCGCGCAGAGCGCGGGAGCAGATACACCCGACCTATCTTGGTTGTGGCTCAAAGCCAACAGCGACGTTATCAGTTCAGATAATATCCATCCGAACGCGACGGGTTATGAAATTCAAGGCTATATGATTGCAGCAGCCCTGCGCGGTAGCAATGCCACACCATCAACGCACATGGGCGCAGGTTTTATCACAGGCGAAGCGATTACAGCTAATACCGCGCGATGCGCGATTGTCAACGGTATTTGCTATATCCAAGGAGAATTCACCGCGACTAATTGGAGCAACTCGACAACGCTTGGCACGTTACCACCTGCGATGCGTCCCGCGAGACCGGTTTATGAACTTGCGCAGTTTGTAGGTTCTAGTTATAAAGAAATCGTTCCCGTGTACATCAATGCTGATACTGGTGTAATGCAACCTAGAACACCGTTTAGCGGTTCTTACCCATCAGGTGAAGCAACTATTTATCTACCGCATATTAGCTTCCCTATCGGAATTCTATAGGTGTTGTTATGGATGCGTTTATATGGATTCTTCTAATCTTGTTTTGGGCTTGCTTCGTTTGGTTGGGTGTAATCGCAACTATTTACGTTGCTTTGAAAGTCAACTATCGTAAGTATTACAAACAGGAGATAGAAGAAATTAGCCGTAAGAAACTTGCAAGGGAAATCATGAAAGAATATATTGATTCCATGAATCCCCCATCCCACCACGGCTAGCCAAGCACCAGCCCGCGCCCGACCCTACCAGGCGCGGGCTTTTCCTTGGC